CCCCCCTACTGGGGGGTCTCGGGAAATTCCGATTCCTGTCCACATTGGAGCCTTGAATTGTGTCATAAAAGTAACTTTGTATGAACAAAACACTCTTTCTCACCACTGCTCAGTGCTTTGGTATTCCGGCCCGGAAGGCTGGAGCGCTTTTCTCAGAATTGAAAACCTGGGAAGTAAGTTCAGGACCCAATTACGTTGTAAAACGTCTGAAGGTTCTTAAAACTATCCTACTCGGATCCAAGACGGTTCAACCCGACTCTGGATACTTGTCTGGCCCATGGGGTCATCTAATTCAGGATGGCTCGTTAAGCTTGACAAACAGGTTACACATGGTTCATGTGTATCTTGTCTATGTTGCCTCGGAAGCTACTGAGGATCAGCTCCAAAAGTTTTACCAAACTATGGAGTCTGATGATAGAACGGGTACAGATGTCCATCCTCTTAAGGTTGCCCTCCAGTGGGTCGAGAAATTGACCCCTGTTGGGAAGAGGATGAAGCCTAGGCCTTATATGGCTAGGTCGGTGAGCTCTCAAAAGGGCTTACCGAAGATTCCTGGTTGGGAAAAGTATCAAATTGACTCATCCTACTCCTCACGGGGTAGTGTAGGGGCAACTGAGACTGATCTCTCCATGGATCTGGCTATGGCAGCAGACTCTCCGTTGTGGAAGATACTCGTTATGAGTGCTTCTTATAACAATGAGTTTATTGACAGCCGGATGTTCTCTTTGACAGCAGCATCAAGTGCTGCAGAGTGGACCCGGACCCAAGGTTCTTCGTCCCACCACTATGTGGGGGCTCTAGGATTCATCCAAGAGCCCGGACTGAAGCTAAGGGTCGTGGCTAACCCAATCAGGGTTGGTCAGGCTTTCTTGGATCCGCTAAAATACCTCCTTTTGGATGTACTTAGGGGGATCCCTGCCGATTGTACCTTTGATCAGGAAAAGGGTGTTCGTCAAGTTCAAGGCTGGCTCAAGAAGGGTTTGACAGTGTATACTGTCGACCTATCAGATGCCACCAACTTGTTTCCCTGGTCTTACCAAGAAGTGGTTATGAATACCGTTCTGAATAAGAACGAACCACAACTTGTGAACGGCGGTTACCAAACAAGGGCTATCCAATTGATGATGGATGCCTATGTAAAAGGTGTGTGGTCATCCCCTCATGGGGACAAACGATTCCTACGGGGTCAACCCTTGGGCCTCGGACCATCCTTTCCTTTGTTCGCTCTTTCACACCATGCTCTTCTTAAAGAGTGTGGGGCGACACAGGACGACTACGTTATCCTGGGGGATGATATTTGTATATCATCCTACAAGGTTAACGAGTTGTACAGGAAGAAACTACTCCTCTTAGGCTGCAAAGTCTCTGAGGACAAAAGCCTCACATCTCGTCTCTTAGCTGAATTCGCTGGTAAAGTTATTACTGGGAATTCGGTGACATCCAAATACAAATGGACCCCTATAAGGGGTGCAAATGTAATGGATGTGCTAAGAGTCTTCGGACCTAGGGTTCTACCCTTGGTCCCGAGATCACTCCTAGATGTTGTGCCGACCCTGTGTACCCTACCTAGGTACATGGGTGGTTGTGGGTGGATTCCCCAAGCGCCTTACGGCGTGATGGTTTCACCCATACTTCGGGAACGGCTGGTAAACCGTCCCGAACAACTCTTGCCGATGCCATCGGTATCTCTTAATTTGAGATTCCGAACCTCGGCTGCACAACACATGGCGAAGGCGGTTAAAGCTGACGGTAGATTGGACTTCCTATCTATCGCCAAAGCAATTGTCGCAACAGCCCAGGCATCTACCCCTACTGGGGTTCCGATACCTGATTCTGATGTGGCTCCGCCACCGTATCTGGAAGAACATTACATTCCCGGTTCCGACCGGGAGGTAATATCCTCTAACAGATTAGTGAACCTCGCTAAGCAGCTGGTG